CTATAAAGGAGAAGTAAAAGTAATTCTATTTAATACTGGACATCTTCCTTTTGATATCGAACGAGGAGATAGGATTGCACAACTTGTATTCCATTCTTACTTATCGCCAGTAATTAATACAGGAGAAATTAAACATTCAATTCGTGGAGAAGGTGGCTTTGGTAGCACAGGTATTAATGATCAAAGAATGGTAGGTTAAATGAAATTTAAAACACAACTAGGTGAAGATATATTTAAAAACAAATACGCATCTACTGAGTATGAAACTTGGAGTGACAAGGCACATGCTGTAGTAAATAGTGTATGCGGTGACTTCAATGGAACAAAGAATCCATTGATGGATAAATCTGAAAGGGATCAACTTGCTGAATATATATCAGACTTTAAGTTTATTCCCGGTGGTAGATACCTTTGGTATGCAGGTCGAGATGCTAGGTTCTACAACAACTGCTATCTACTTAGGCTTGAAGAAGATACCAGAGAAGAATGGGCTGGCGTTACGCAACGTGCCATGTCTTGTCTTATGACTGGCGGTGGTATTGGTGTAGATATCTCAGCTGCTCGTCCATCTGGTCGTAGACTAAAGCGTACAGGTGGCGTTGCATCTGGACCTATTCCATTGCTGTATACTCTTAATGAGGTAGGTCGCAATGTTATGCAAGGTGGTAGCCGCAGATCTGCGCTATACGGTAGCATGAACTGGCAGCATGAAGATGCTTCTCAATTACTTAAAGTTAAAAACTGGGGAGACATTCAGGTAGGAGATACAACTTATGCTAACCTAAAGAAGGCAGACTTTAATGCTCCTGCTCCGCTAGATATGATGAACATCTCTTTAAACTACGATGATGAGTGGTTAAAAGACCAGATGAATCCTATCTATATGGAAAATGTACGACAAGCTATGATGACTGGTGAGCCGGGCTTCTCGTTTAACTTCGGTGATAAACAAAATGAAACGCTTCGCAATGCTTGTACAGAAATTACGTCTGAAGATGACAGTGATGTATGCAATCTTGGCTCTGTCAATCTTGCTAACATTGACTCGGTTCAAGAGTTTCGTGATGTCGTTAGTCTTGCTAGTAAGTTCTTGGTATGCGGACTTATTAGAGCGCAAGTCCCGTATGAAAAGATTGCAAAAGTAAGAAGGCAAAACAGTCGTATTGGTCTTGGTCTTATGGGCATGCATGAATGGCTGCTCAAAAGAAATCACAAATATGAAATGACAGATGAACTAAAACAATGGATGAAAGTATATGAATCAGAAAGCAAACGATCCGCTGATGCTCATTGTGACAGGCTTTTTCTGCAACGTCCTAAAGGATACAGAGCTATTGCTCCAACAGGGACAATTAGCATCCTCGCAGGAACTACCTCTGGAGTGGAGCCGATCTACGCCGTGGCATACCGCAGGCGCTATCTTACAGACGGAACCAAATGGAAGCATCAGTTTGTTGTTGACGGTACAGCCCAAGCCCTAATTGATTCTGGTATTAATCCTAACTCAATTGAATCTGCTGTTGATTTAGCAGAAGATCCAGAGCGCAGGATTAAGTTCCAGTTTGAACTGCAAAAGTATGTTGATCATGCAATCAGCAGTACACTTAATCTTCCCGCTTGGGGATCTGATCTTAACAATGAAGACACGGTACTAAAGTATGCAGGTACTATCGCTAAGTATGCTCATGGTTTGCGTGGATTAACTGTCTATCCAGATGGTGCTCGCGGTGGTCAGCCTATTACTTCTGTACCTTACGAAGAGGCTCATGCCAAACGCGGTGTTATTTACGAAGACAACTCTGAAGAACAATGTTTAAGTGGAGTTTGTGGAATCTAATGGGAGATAAATATGAAGGGACAAAGGAAAAATATGCTAATCATTCCGGATGCACATGCTGCTCCGGGATACGATAGCGACAGGTTTACGGCGCTAGGTAACTACATAGTTGCTCAGAAGCCTGACATAATCGTATGCTTGGGAGACTTTGCAGACATGCCTAGTCTCTCTTCATACGATAAAGGAACCAAGGGTTTTGAAGGAAGGAGATATAAGAAAGATATAGATGCTGCTCTTGATGGACAAGACAAGATGTTTGCTCCAATCAAAAAGCATAATGATCTAAAAAGAAAACGAAAGGAAAAGCAGTACAAACCTAAGATGCATATGTGCTTAGGCAATCATGAGGATCGTATTGATAGAGCAATTAACTCAGCTCCAGAACTAGATGGTGCCATATCTATGAAGGATCTACAATACGAAAAGTATGGTTGGAAGATTACCCCTTTCAAAGGATGCTTATCTCTAGAGGGAATATCATTCTCTCACTACTTCACATCTGGGGTGGCGGGAAGGCCAATCAGCTCAGCACACATTGGCCATCAACTGGTTTCTAAACTGCACTGCTCAGCGGTGCAAGGACATTCACACTTGTATAATCATGCAGAACAAACACGTCCTGATGGTCAAAAGATCTTTGGACTAAGCGCGGGGTGCTTCTCTCACCCACATTATTCAGAAAGCTGGTGTCGTGATACTGAATATAACTGGTGGAGAGGAGTGGTAACTTTAAACGGACTAGATGGAGAAGGATACTACGATGAAATACACGCTGTAACTCAGCGCAAACTATTGAGGGATTACCTATGAATCTAAAGCCATGTCCATTTTGTGGAACAGAGGCTGTAATTAGCACATTTGTTGTTGGATGTCCAGAGTGTGCTACATCTTTTACCTATGTTCCAGACGATAAAGAAGATAAGAATAAAGCAATCAATCAATGGAATACAAGAAATGGCAAGTGATATATTTAAAATAATATTATTTTATTTAGGATATATCCTTCTTTCTGGCTTTGGCCTCTGGCTTTTTAATTGATCCCTGTTTCCCCCCTGTAACAAGGGGGGTTATTTTTCTAACACATCCAATAGGCATAACAGTAAACCCAAACCATTCACCTTTCTCATCTTTGGTCGTGGCAATACGGACTTCTTCATGGTCATGATTAATTAAATATCCATACGACCAAAAGATTGGCATTGTTGTTTCTTCAGACTTTTCCCACCCGGCAGTTGATATTATATCAACCCACTCTACTTCAACGTAGTTCATAAAGGAACCTTGCTTGCTGCTTCAGACCACTTTTGTAATTCAAGATACTTCTGAGAAGCAAGCAGTCTATACTCATCATAAAGATCTTGCCTCTTTGCTGGACTAAGATTAGGATCTTGTAATACTTTGTAAGCCCTAGAAATAATATCATCTATCTCTCGCTGCTTCCAGTAGTATTTGTTCTGCATTTCATAAGGTCCAATCTTAATGGTATTTATACCAAACCAAGACAAAGCAGCATCTACTGAACCGTACTTTGCAAGACCATCCTTTCCTATATTTCCTTCAATAAGATCTGCAACCGCCGCAGATTTCCACAAAGGACCGCCCCCTGCAGATATATCACCAGACTTGTTTCTAGGAAGAATCATAGGTGGAAGCATATAAGAAGCCATAAACATCATAATGTCTTGGGCCTGTTGTGAAGTAGGATCAGACTCATTCCATATCTCTTGCCCAGTAAATGGATCAATGTTCTGCATACCGCTTATCAATCCTTGAACAGGACCGCCAAAGATTCCAACAGTTTTCCAAGCCTCGCCAAGCTCCCCCTTAGCAATGTCCTTCATCATTGAGTAGTGAGCTCCCCAAGGCAGGAAATAACTCATGTCAAACGCAACCCATTTTCCGTTATCATCCTTGTATGGCAAGAAGAATACATTCATATTTCCTTCGGCATACTCAGGAACAAACTTCTTCAATGCCTCTAACTCTTCATCATCAATGTCATCAAACTGCGCCATAAACATCTCTGCCATCAGGTAAGGCAATGCAATAAACTTTAAGTTTGCTACAGGATGATCTTTAATATTTCTCATTATCTGAGTTAGAGCCTTGGCATTAAATGTTATAAACGGAGAGCCAAGAGGCATAGACCTTAAAGTTCTAAGCAAAGGAGAAACATTACCGTAATCAAGAAGTGCTTCGTTTGCTTTAATAGCTGCTTCTGCCTCTGAAAGACCAAGCCTTTCTACCCCATCAATAAGCTTTGCTATCTTAAACAGTACCTCTGTTTTTTGATACATCCTACCAAAGACATTAAACTGATCCATTGCTAATTTAGTTTTAGCAAAGAACCCAGTCATTCCATCCTCATCTTTTTGCAATTGGGCAAGTTGTTTGTCAATACTTCCTAGTTCTTCAGAAGAAAATGTTGTAGTCTCAATGCCATACTTTCTAGCAAGTTCCATGTACTTGCCGTTATTAATTATTTCATTAAGAGATTTGCTAATTAAATTAGGTATCCTATGAATCGGAACTCCAGAACTGTTCAAAAGAGTAAGGTTTGATATTGCGTTCCTTGACTGAGCAGGAATTTGCATTGGAACGTGAGTATACTTAAATGTTTTTTGAGCCTTAGATGCAAACCTAAGCACACTATTTAAAACCTCGTTCTGAGAGCTAATAATACCCTGCTGAACTATATCATCCCATATTCTTTTATCAAGATACAGTCCTCTCATCGCGCCATACCTAACAGAGTTAGGAACTTTCTTATACTTCTTCGTATCTACATTAGCTATTTCTGGGCGTTTAGCAATCTCGCTGTCTATTCTTCTGGCAAAAGCTTCAGTTGCATTTGCATCAGCCGCTTGTCCTTTTGATCTAAGAATAGCAGCCCTTTGTTTCATTCCATCTGAAAGCTCTTTGAAATAAAATGTAGAACCTGTTACTCCATCAATCTCCATAATCTGATTAGGAATAACCCAACCGTTAGTTAATGGAGCGCTAGCAATAAAGTTAAGCAGATCAATTGTTGCTAGGTCTGTTCCAGCCATTGTGATATATCTAGACGCAAGATAAGCTGGATCTTTTATTCGACCAGATATAAGTCCTTGTATAACAGATTCCTCATCCTTTCTGGCTCTGGTATATCCCATACTTCCAGT